GCTCGATCTGTCCGTTCTGTCTCCGCGGGAGAAAATCGAATATGCAATAGGAGGTAAAAGGTAATGGCTTTAACACTGGCGGAAGCAAGCAAACTGTCCAATGATATGCTGCTCCAGGGGGTGGTGGAGACTATCATCAAGGAATCCCCCATCCTGCAGCAAATACCCTTCATCGAGATTGTCGGCAACGGGCTGACCTATAACCAGGAGAAGACGCTGCCCAGCGTGGACTTCTATAATGTGGACGACACCTGGGACGAGTCCACGCCCACCTTCGAGCAGAAGACGGCCAATCTGAAGATTATGGGCGGAGATGCCGATGTGGACAACTTTCTCAAGACAACCCGGAGCAATATTCAGGACCTTGAGGCGGCGGTGGTGGAGCTGAAGGCCAAGGCGGTCAAGGACAAGTTTGAGGATACCTTTATCTACGGCGATAGCTCGGAAAACTCAAAGCAGTTTGACGGCCTGAGAACGCTCATAGATACCACCACGGCCAGCGACCAGGTTATTGCCGCCGGGCCTACCGGGGCGACCCTGACGCTCTCCATGCTCGACGAGCTCATCGATGCCGTCAGGGGCGGCAAGCCGGACATGCTCATTGTGAGCCGCCGGTCACGGCGCAAGCTAAACGCGCTGGTCAGGGCTGGCGGTGGCCTGGTCGAAAACGACCGTGACCAGTGGGGCAACTTTGTCCAGCTCTGGGACGGCATTCCCATTGGCGTCAATGACTGGATACTGGACACGCACACCTTGAGCGACAGCGTGGAGACCGGGACCACCGGCAGCGACTGCTCCACCATTTACGCCGTCCAGTTCGGTGAGTGGGCCCTGTGCGGCCTGACTGCCCCCGGTGGGCTGACCGTGGAGCCTATCGGCTCCATGGAGAGCAAGGACGCCACCCGGACCAGGGTCAAATGGTACGTCTCGCTGGCGCTTTTCAGCTCGGTCAAAGCAGCGGCGTTGATCGGGGTGAAAGATTAGTGAAGCAGTGGGGGAGGGGATTACCCTCCCCCCTTAAAGGAGGTAAAAGATGGTACTTGCCGTAATTGAACATGCGGAATATCCCTTTGCCAAGGGAGACCTGACCTCGGACGGTGTCCAGTGGTCATCCGAGGTGGATACGACGACTCCAGACACCGATGTCGAGGTGGAGAGTGTCGCCGTCAGGCCGCCGGCACTGGGCGAGGTGATGGAGGTCGAGTTCGGCCTGACGGCGGCCTTCCGGGCCGTGTCCTCGGCCACGGCCGACCTCACCTATAAATGGCAGGCGAGGAACCAGGGCGGCACCTGGGTCGACCTGCACAGCGCGGTCACCAAGACCGATATCGGCACCAGCTACGTCGAGGAGACGCGGAGCGGCCGCTTCAAGATGGTCAGCAATTTCAATTCCCTGCCTTTCGAGGTCAAGCTGCTCATCCAGTGCAATGAAGCAAACGAAGGCCGGGCCAAGGTGAAAAACTCCAGCTATGTAAGCGTAAAGTATGCTGCGTCGTGAGGTGTGAAGTGAACTTTATCTTTGACCCCAGCTTGGTTCTTTATCTGCCGCTTCAGGTTATCGATGGCAGCCCGTTTATGTCCCGGGATGTCTATGGCCACCGGTGCACGGTGACCGGAGCCCGCTGGACGCCCGTGGGCAGGAGCTTCGACGGCAGCGATGACATAATCAATTGCGGTAATTCGTCGATATTTGATATCACCAGCTCGATCACGCTCGAGGCGTGGGCGAATCTGTCGGCGGCAGCGGCGGCAAACGAGTGGCCGGGCATACTTGATAAAAATGACAGCTATTCACTGCGGATAAACGAGAACGGCACCAATTTATACGGCAGGTTCAAGATTGACGGCAGTGCCAGATTTACGTACTTTTACACGGCGCTGCTGGAAACGTGGCATCACGCGGTTATCACCTATTGCGGCCACTATTTGCGCCTGTATATCAACGGCGTGGAGCGGACGCCAGCAACCTCGGTGACAGGCACCATAGACGTTACCACAAACGATGTCCAGCTAGGCCGGGCCGCGGCAGCATATTATCTAAACGGCCTTATCGGTGAGGTCAGAATTTACCGCCGTGCCCTGACGCTTTTGGAAATCCAACATAACTATCTGGCGACGAAGTGGAGGTATCGATGAAGTATCGGGTAAGAGTTGATTTGAGCTTTGACCGCGAAGCTGATGCACAATCACTGATGGAATATGCCCGGGAATTGAGCGGTAAAGCCGTCAGCATCAATGAGGGCATGAGTAACGAGGAGATTTCATTCTGTGACATTGAGATATGCCGGCATGATGAAGGCCTGCCCTGCACCAAGCTGGAAAGACTGGAGGTCAGAAAAGCTGCTATCTAAGAAAAGGGCAAGCAGAAAAGCTGCTATCTAAGAAAAGGGCAAGCAGAAAAGCTGCTGTCTAAATAAAAGGGAAGTATGAAGGGGCGAAGCCCCCTTCAAAAAATCATTTCCCCCTCTCCTTTTAAGGAGAGGGGGACTAAGGGGGTGAGGTGATTATGAATTTAACTGATATGAGAGCCATGGTCCGGCGTGACCTCCATGACGAGGATGACGGTAACTATCGCTGGACTGATGATGAACTGAACAGGCACATTGCCCGCGCGGTTAAAGATTTATCCGAGTATCTGCCAAGCGAGCAGAAGGCGACGAAAGCTACGGCCTCAGGCTTGCGGGAGCTGGATATATCAAACCTTTCCGACAGGGTAACGGTGATGGCGGTTGAGTACCCGGTAGACCAGTTCCCCAGACGTTACCAGAGGTTCTCGCTGTGGGGAGATACCCTGACCATATTGAGCGAGGAGATACCGGACGGCTCCAATGCTTATGTGTACTACGGTAAGCTGCACACTCTTGACGCTGATGGTTCCACTATCCCCGGCCGGTATGAAGACCTGGTTGCTGCTGGCGCTGCCGGTTATGCCGCCGTCGAGTGGGCTATTTTTGCTGTCAATCGGGTGAATGTTGGTGGAGATACCACGCCCCGGGAGTTTCTTGGTTGGGGCCGGGAAAGGCTGAACTTTTTCCGGCAGGAATTGAGGCGCCTGGGAAGGAGAAACCGGGTCAGGGACAGCAGCCTGTATAAGCCATACTATCCGGTGGTCTCAAAGTCAACTGATTATGGTCCCTGATGTGAGGCAGACATGAAAGAAGGAACGAAGCGGACCAAAGAAGGCCTGCCCCGCGAGGCATTTGCTATCGTTGGCGATGTGGGGAATCCAGATACCTGGCATTTGCCGCATCATAAGAGAAATATTGGCCGGGCTCTCAAAGGCCTTCTGGATATCGAGCAGACCGTCGACTGGAGTCAGGCTGCCGATGCGGCAAATGCCCTGTCCCCGTTAAGTCCGGGTAAAAGAGTTCGTGTTAGCCCGGAAGAGATACTCGGGGCGGCCCTTCATCTTGCGGAACATTATCGAAAGGGAAACAAGCCGCTGCCAGATATCCTGGCGGCGCTGGTGTGAAAGGAAAAAATGCGCGACCTGACATCGACATTGCTGGCGGCCCAGAAAGAAGCCGCCGCCATTCCCTGTGTTAAGGTAGAAGCCAGGAACAAAATTGCCGGCGTGGTGAGGCTTGACTGGAACAGGCTGTACACCGGCTCCGAGGATGATTATTACCATGTGGTGGCCATGCCCGGCGATGGCTCTCTCATCCGCGTCAGGGCGACCCTGCCCGGCGATTCGCGCAGGCTTTACCGCCAGCGGGTGTCTGACCCCGGTCCGTCAAGCGACTTCAGCCAGTGGATATACACCAACCAGATGAATGCCGCCGCCGTTGCCTGTGCCGCGGTGGGGGCTGAGGTTTCCATTTTCTGGATAGATGGCGTCAACCGCAAGATCCAGCGTATAAAGAGCACCGATAACGGCGTTAGCTGGGGAAGCCCCGAGGTCATTGACTATAACCCGACCATCAATATCGGTGGCCTGGCGGCGGCCTACAGGCCAAACGGTGACCTGGCGATATTCTTCGCTGACCAGGCGACGATGTATGTGAAGAAGAACATCGGCGGCCAGTGGCAGCAACGCACCACCTGGGATAAAAGCACCGGTGACCTGTCCGGCATCGCCGCCGTCTATGAGGACGACTGGAACCTGCTGGTCACCGGCCGGGATTCATCGGGCAATTTTAAACTGTGGTCGCTCATTTATGGTGATGGTGGTGATGTAGCAGCGGGAAGCTGGTCGCCGTTAAAAGAGCTGGCCTCAGCGCCATCGGGCGGCGAATTTGAGTACCTTCAGCCATTTCTGGATAAACCTGATGTCTACCGGGGTTTCTTCGTGGAGCGATTTTCCGGCAGCCAGATGTACAACCGTCCTTTCTGGTCGCATACGGTTCCGGATGCCGGGTTCGTTGATAATCTGTGGCGGGAACCGGTGCCATTTGATTTGTCGTCGGAATACGGCCTGGCCGCGGCGCACCACGGGGACTACTGCTGGCTTTCCTGTCCGGCGGGCGTCTGGCGCGCCGGAGCCACCGTTCAGAGCCTTGACCTGACCGATGATGTGCTGGCGGTACGGCAGGAGGCAGGAGAGGCATCGGGCAGACTTACCGTAGAGCTGAGGAACGATGCCGGGCAGTACGCCTCGCCGGGGCAGGGGGAACTATCCCTTCTCAACATCGGCTGCCAGCTGGACTTCAGTCCCGGCTACCGCACAGACAACGGCGATGAGGTAAGTGCCGGGCAGCATTTTTGCCTGGAGGGATATGAACATACCAGTGCCGGTGGCGCGGCCAGTCTCATACTCCATGCCCGGGACGGCTGGGAGGCCATCGCTGGCTGGAGGGCCAGGCACCAGTTCCGCTGGAACAAGGACGCGGAGGAAATGAGCGTCAAGGATATACTGGCCTTCGTTCTGGCCCGGGCAGGGCTGAAGCTGGCAGTCAAATCGCAGTCATCGGTCATCACCGGTTTTTATCCCGACTTTACCGTCAGTTCCGGCAACCTTGGCGAAACAATCATCCGAAAACTGCTCTCTTTTGTTCCTGATGTGCTGTTTCTCGAAGGTGCGACGGCTTACATTGTCAATCCCCAATCATCGGACAGCTCATTGTACAGCTATGGAGAGGAGCACCCGATTCTGGAGGGGAGATACAGGCAGGGAGCCTGGGAGCTCAACCGCGTCCAGGTGGAGGGCTATGACGCGGGGAGCGGTGAGGCGATTGTGGTTGACCGTTTTGCCTGGGATGAGATAGACCGATTATACGATAAAATCAGGCAGCTGGAAGACAGGAACATAGACACCGTGGCCAAAGCGCAGGAACGTGGCGACGCTTATTTGAGACAGGCAGAGGTGGCATCGGCCAGCGGCACCATACTGGTGCCGGTCAATTGCGGTCAGCAGCTCTGTGACGTCATAGATATCACGGACAATCGTGCCGGGCTTGATGCGGCAAAGCGGCGGGTGCTCGGCTTTGTTCTCGTTTACAGCCCGCGCCGTGGGGAATATCGC